TTCCCCTAGTGTTTGTGAACAGAACATCAGGTGAAATTGGTATCTCTATGACTGGCGCTGAAACGGGAGTGCTTGACCGTAGAAGATATGTCTATGACATTCTTCTAGAATCACCCCAAGGATATAAGACGAGAGTCATTGAGGGCATTGTAGAAGTCAATCCTGGAGTATCCTCCTGATGGCAGAGTATAATGTAAGAGTTGGTACAAATACACATCGTGTTGCTCTGAGAGAAAATCCTCAGTACAACCTAGATGTTAACTACCAAATTCCAACAAAGTCAACACAGTTCACCAATCTGATTCTGGATGACATTTCAGCATCGTTTGATTGTGTGAGTAGTCCTGCTGTTGATACATTTAACCTCTCTGTTAATGGTGAGGCATACTACCCGATCAATGAACAGCAACTCATTATCTCTATTAATGATGTTGTTCTAAAACCTGCGGTTGATTATATTGTTTCCAACAATCAAATTGTTTTTTCATCCGCTCCATGCGCTGGTAATAAATTTTCTGGTGTTGCATTAGTAACTACCGCAGATTTAACCAGAACACTTAACTTCGTAATTGACTCTGGATCGTTCCCTATGGCGACTGGTCCGAAAGGAGATATGACCCTAGATGTTACGGGCACAATTGAGTCGTGGACTATCTTTTCAGAGACTCCTGGCAATATTGAGATGGACATTCTGAAAGCATCATTTGCTGACTTTCCTAATTTCACATCTATCTGTGGCACAGAACTTCCTACTCTAGGTGTTATAAATCAATTACAGGAGGACAAGAAAAAGGATGACAACCTCTCCACATGGAATACCACTATCGATGCTGGAGACATCCTAAGGTTCGTTGTGAACTATGTTCACGACATAACTAAAGTCACTGTATCCCTTAGGATCAAATTATAAATAATCAGTGGTATAAATAATCATACAGATAGCAACGTAATCGACAGAGGACACACATGGCACTCTTAGTAACCGACAACGGCGAAATTGATTCTCTAAGAAATCTGCTTAACTATTCGCAGAACATTCCTAGGAATCTAATTCTAAAACTGTTTAGCACAGACACATATCCTGCAGAGAGTGACACTCCCTCTCAGACTAGATATTTTGAACCATATACCGATAACAACACGATCGGTTACGGTTCTGGTCCTACTACTGGATATCCTCAGGTCATTAACAACAGAACTGACCAGGACTATGTTCAGCAGTATGGTATCCTTTTGAATGGTAACCGTTGGACCATTGAAACTGAACCATCTGCAGTTACTACCGTCAATGGTGATGGTGTCTCTGGCGAATACCTGATTACTGTTGCTAGCAATACTGGTATTAAGAAGGGCGATTATGTCACTGGTGGTTCTGTCGGAACTGGTGCATATGTTGTCGATATCGACGGCACAACCCTCAACCTGAGTGTCAAAAACAGCGGTAACTTCACTGCACAACCTCTTGCTTTCGGTAAGGGTAGAACAACTGCTTCTTATCCTGAGCAGACTTTCACCTTTGATGGTCCTGCAGGTAACATCTACGGTTACTATCTGTCCCGTGCCAACAACATGCCTACCACTATTCACGGTGTGGCAGACGCAGCAACTATTGCTGCTGGTACTCAGATTTCTAAGTCTGGTGTCAGAGGAACCATTGGTAACAACTATCTAACTCTTGCTGCTGTATCTGCAGTTACTGCTGCTACTGGTACTGCTGGTGAGTTCGAGATCAGCGTTGCTTCCACTACTGGCGTTGTTGTTAACCAGCGCGTAACTGGAACTAACATTGCTCTTAACGCTCGCGTTGCTGGTATCGTTGGTACTACTGTATACCTAGACAAGCCTAACGCTGGTGCAGTTTCTGGTAATGCTACATTCAAGGCGAATGTTGCTGAAGATCTAGCACTCGGCATGAGAGTTTCTCAGAGTTCTACTCCAAACGGTATTGATGCTAACACCATCATCACTGGTATTGACTTCGAGACAGAAGACACTGATGGAACTGTAACAGTTTACTTGAACAACCTACTGATTGAAAACATTCAGGCATCTAACGGTAACGACACTGTTCTCTTTGACTACAGCAAAGTTACTGCAACTGGTCATGGTCTAGTTGTTGGTGATGCAGTCTACATCGATCAGGGTACTGGTAACAGCACAACTACTGCTGGTACATACATTGTTCACACTGTACCTGATGCAAATACTTTCACCACTACCAAAGCAATTGATGGTACTGGTGCAGCGACTCTCTATGATGCGATCTTCTTCGCTGAGAGATTCACAAATGGTCCATACGCGATTCAAAACGCTGGTGACCAAATCAAAGTCACACTGAATGTCAGCCTCGACTGATTGATTCATTTGAACTCTTTATTATGTTGGGGGATTGCAAGAGCGGTCCCCTTTTTTATTAATGAGGAGGTCGAACCTTAATGTCAACGGTATACGAATATAAAACTGGACAGTTTGTATCGTACCCTATCGATTCTTATGCGAACGATGGGGTGGATTCGTATGCCAATGAAGTAATCGAGAGATTTGGTTACGACGACCCTTCTCTACCTGGAAAATTACACAATGTAATTTTTAGATTTAATAATAAGGATTTAAGAACATATTCATGGAATCCTTCGTCTATTGAACCGTTCATTGAGATTGACTACGGTTTAAATTCGTTGGCATTGACACCAACTGCTTTTGTTGATGGTGGGTCCGTTAGAGACACCGAAGCAGTTGAAGTGGATGATTGGGGAAGAATCATCTACGCAGATACTAACTTCCCATTCGGAACACTTAGACCTGTCAGTAATACAACTTGGACAGTTGTACATGCATGGGTTGGTACAGGTACTGTATTTGAAAGAGGCGATACTTACTATCGTCTGGTTGCTCCCTGGATCGTTACGGGTACACTGCATGTTACTGGTAACACCGTTACGCACTGGGTGCCAAGCATCAAGACCGATGGTCTCTTTGGCATCCAGTCGCTTACGGATATTGCATTCTCCAAGCAAGAACTTGGAAGTGGAAATCTATTCAATATTGGTAATGGATTCTCCCTTCGTAGCAGAGCATACGAAACGCAAGGAGTTATTGAAGTTAGTGGAGATGCAAATGTTGCATTCCAGCCTAACTGGGTCGGTAGTGGTACTGTCGAAGTTGATGGTTCTGCACCTATACTTAGAACCTTCGGATACGAAGCTTCTGGAACTCTACCAGCACTCAACAGTAAGGACGAAAGAAGAACTTATTCGTACAACACATCTTCTGTTGTACCATTCGGGTATCTGGATTTTGGAACTGTTCCACTCCAGACATACCAGCATATTACAAGCAACCAGACACTATCGGGAGTCAGTTCTGAGTCGGTAGTTCTGGTTGATCCTGGTGTAACAGCGAGTGTTTCACCACAGTATCAAGTTGCACTGCCTACTGGTACTCCACAAAATACAATTGAATACGCTCCTGTTTCTATTGGTAAGACTACCAATGAGGATTGGGGATTCATTAATGTTACTGGAACTAAGTTCCCATTCGGTGTCAGTAGACTTAAGTCTGAGACACTCATCAACTTCGTTCCTAATTATGTTGTTCAGGGTGACATCTCTGTATTTGGTGTTGCGATTGCTAAAACCAATCCAATCTGGAAAGGATTTATCATCAACAGAGTTAGTGGTGCTGCAATCACTAACTTCAGTCTCCTACATCCTGGTTCTGGTAACCTATTCAGTATTGGTGGCGGCGAAGAAACCAGAGCATATGCATACACAGGTTCTGGAGACCTATTCAACTTCGTCTCCACAGAAGAGAGAGTTGCTACTGATTATATTGGATCTGGTGGTATTGAATTCAGCAATGCTGCAAATGTCAGTTTCGCACCTAACTGGATCTCTGAAGGTGTCATAGATGTAACAGGTGCTGTATCTGACATCAAGAGAACATTTGCTCAGGATGAAGTTGGTAATCTATTCGTCTTTACTGGTGATGCATATCACGAAAGACGCACTTACGATTACAACGATTCTTCTATCTCGTTCTTCGATTACGAGAACTTTGGATTCATTCCATCCAGTGCATCTGTACAGACTATTTCTGGTCCTCAGACTATATCGGGAGAGTCTACAGATCCAGTTGTAAGAATCGAGAATACTGTAACGGTCAACCCAACATTCAAGCTTGTCTTGAATGCAAATACTGTTCCAACTGCAGTATACGATCACGGTACTATTACCGAAGGTTACTCTGGAAACATCGACTGGGGCTTCATCAGTCAGACAGTTACCAACTATCCATTCGGTAAGTTCCTCTACAACGGTGCTGCTAAAACTAACTTCTCCCTCAGACATATTGGTGATGGTGAAGCTGTACTTAGTGGTGAGGGCAGAGCAAGAGTTAACCCACAATGGGTTGCTGAGATTCAAATCGAAGTCGTTGGTGGTGAGGAGTACAGTCTCACTAAGACTTATGTTGGACGCGGTGATCTGTTCAACTTTGTATCTACGACAGACAGCAGAGCATTTGCATATCAAGGCGAAGGTCAGATCTTTGCAATCAATGGTGCTGCAGAATCTGCAACCTTCAGCGAACTCAAGGACGGTCTATTCGAGTTTGTTGGTGCTGCTCATGTATCCTTCTCTCCCAACTGGAATGTCGAGGGATCGATCAAAGTCGATGGCACACCATCTTCTGTTCTCAGAACATTTGCTCAGAACGAAGTCAGCAATCTGTTTGTATTCGAGGGAGATGCTTATCACGAGCGTCGTACCTACAGCTACAACGATTCTTCTATTGGGTTCTTCGATTACGAGAACTTCGGATTCCTTCCATCTACAGCGTCGATTGGAAGTATTACAAGTCCAACTATTCTCTCTGGATCTTCTTCGGATCCAGTTATCAGAATCGAGAATGGTGTCACTGCGGTAGTAGATCCTCAGTATCAAATTATTCTAACTGCAAATGCAGTTCCAACAGTAACTCTAGATCATGGATTTATTACTGTTGGTCATTCTGGTACGATCGACTGGGGATTCATTACTCAGACTGTTACAAACTATCCGTTTGGCAAGTTCCTACTCAACAGTGCAACTCGTACCAACTTCTCCCTCAGACATATTGGTTCTGGTGGACTCAAGATATTTGTCGATGGTCGCGCAAGAGTCAATCCTCAGTGGGTTGCAGAGATCCAGATCGAACTCAATGGTACTGCACACAGCAGTCTTTCCAAAGTCTTTACTGGAGAAGGAAGAATTCCTTCGTTCGTTGGAAAAGACGAGCGCAGAACATTTGCATACGAAGGCGAAGGTCAACTATTTGGTCTTGGCGGTCTTGTCGAAAGCGTCAGCTTCAATCCAGACGAGAAGCAGATGCTCTTCTCCTTCTTTGGAGACGCAGGCGAATCGTTCGTACCAAACTGGAATGGTACTGCTCGTGCAGAAATCTTTGGTACTGCGGAACCAGTCCTCAGAACATTTGGTTATCAGACAGAAGGAAGTCTGTTTGCAGTCAGTGGCAGCGCAGAAAGAAGAACTTATCACTACAACGATTCTTCTATCAACTTCTATCAGAAGAGAGACTATCAAGGTCTTCCTGCTTCTGGTCAAGTTACCAACATTGCAACCAGTCAAGTTCTCACTGGAACTGCTCCAACTTCAATCATTCAGATTGGATCTCCTGGAGCAGGTGTTGTTGCAACAGTTCAAAATACATTCTCCATCAATCCTACTATTGGTTCTGTTGTTACAAGCAGTGTCGATTGTGGATTTATCACAAGCGAGAACAACGAAAGAACTGTCAGAGAAGACTACGGATTTACTTCCTACCCTGCTTCTCTACTCAGCAAAGTATCCGAATATCCATTCGGAAAAATCTCCAATCTTACCAGCGACTTCAGACAAGTCAAGACAAACTTCAGTCTGCTGCACATTGGTTCTGGATCTCTATTCACTCTTGTATCTACCACTTCCAGACTTGCACCAGTATACATTGGTTCTGGAAGACTGTTTGGATTTGGTGGAGCAGTCGAGTCTGTTGGAGCAGTACCACCAGCAGAGACATTTACTTACAAGTTTGCTGGCACAGCAGACGAGGCATTTGCTCTCGGATACACTGGTCATGTCGATCTCAGAATCTCTGGTACAGCAGACGAGAGAGCAGCAACCGACACCCTCAGACAAGTCGATGTCGAAATCAGAGGTGGAGCGAAATACAGATATGCACCAAACTGGAATGGTTCTGGTGTACTATTCTCTATCGGAGCAAGTTCCGAAGCGATTACAATCGACCTTCCAGCGTTCCAGGCAGATCTGGTATTCAAGGGAACCGCTGGAATCAGATCCACTATCGTCGAGTCCTTTACTGTACATACCAAACTATCGGGTATTGCAGTCGAGAGACAGACAGACAACTATGTCGGTCAAGCAGATCTTCGTGTATTCAACGAGTCTGTTGTACCAATTATTACTCTGTCTCACTTTGGCGAAGGTCGCATCTTCGCACTCAGTGGAGCAGCAGAATCCTTTACTGCAAATCCAGAAGAGAAGACTGCACTATTCTCTCCAGTTGGTACAGCAGATGTACGAGTTGCTCGTGCAGAATCCTTCACTGCAAACATCAAACTATCTGGAACAACTGCACCAGAAATCCTTACATTTGCAGAGCAACCATTTGGTACAGTATCTGTATTTGGAGCAGCATCTTACAGAATCGTCGATGTTCACCTTGGCGAAGGTACTCTATTCAGTATCGGTCAAAGTGCGGAAGCAATCACAATCAGAATCCCTGCATTCCAGGCAGATCTGGAACTCAAGGGTGCTGTTGCTCAGAGACGCACATTTGGCGGCAACATCGGATTCGGAAATCTGTTTGTTTCTGGAACAACTGCACCAGAACTACTTACATTTGCAGAGCAACCAGAAGTACAAGTCGAAGTATTTGGAGTTGCAGAAACTCCAAGAGCTCGTGCTTACTCTGTCGAAGGTTCTATCTTCACAGTTGGATTCACCAACGAAGCAATCACCAGAAAACTACCTGCATTCCAGGTAGACATTGCATTCCGTCCAGACAAAGCAGGTCTTCGTGCTGGTTACAGAGAA